GCCGTACCGCCGGAACCCGCGGCACCGCCACCGCCGCCGCCGTAGAGGCCGCCGCCACCGCCGACCGTCGCCGGACCGGTACCGGAACCGCCGCCACCACCGCCATAACCGTGACTGGCGTCGATAGCAGTGCCGGCACCGCCATCACCGGCCGTGCCGCCGTTCGCCCCGGTACCCGCCGCGCCATCCGGCCCAAAGCCCGCGCCGCCATCGCTGCCGCCGCCAGCCGGTACATTTGCACCAGAATTGCCCGGACCAAATTCACCCCCGGCCCCACCAGCGCCGGAAGCCTCATGGCCAAACGCTGTCGTGGTGCCGCCATTGCCGCCGGAAAACGTGCTGAATCCAACCGAATTAACGGCTAGGCCCCCGACACCGCCGGAATTCGTGCCGCCGGAGAGCGTTGCCGTGCCGGCTTGGCCGCCCTGGGCGCCGACGCCGGTCGTGGGCGTAATGCCAGCGAGCGTGGTGGCGCCGAAAACAGTATCACCACCGGAATTGCCATTGGTCGCGCCAGTGGCGGATTGGGTGATACCGGCGCCGCCGACTCCCACCACAAAGGGAACTGTATCGCCGGGTAGCGGATTGAGCCCCGGAAGCTGCGACCCGGTCGACTTGGCGAACGCCCCGCCGCCTCCTCCAGGGGAGGACGAACCGCTACCGGAAACGGTTGTTGCGCCGCTTGCGCCGCCGCCAATGCATGCGACGAATACGAAACCGCCGAAGTCCGCGGGAACGAGCCAGGACGACCCCGAGGTGAGAAAAACAGAGGCATTCGCCATCGGTCTAGTTTATCTGGAGGATACCATTGGTCCCATCAAGGTTGATGGTAAAGGTGTTTCCGGAGGTAATGGTTTGTGAGACTCCGGTATCCCAGAAACAGACGAGGTTGTTCGCTGGTGCTGTGAAATTGTACATCACGGCGTATTGGAATGGCCCAATGGGCCCGCCGGAGGCGGTAAATACGACGTTGTTGCTGGGGAGCAAAAAACAGATACCAGCGCTGGTACCGGTCCCGTTTGCACACGACGCTATCGGGACATTGAGGCCGCCTGCCGTATAGCCATGCCCGGCCGCAATCTCCGTTATATCGCCTTTGACATTGTTGGTTACCAACGGCGCCGTGTTGGTCAGCATGATCTTGAGTGTATCGCTGCCGAGATGGTGCAACCCATTTGCGACATCGGCGACAAATTTGTTGAACTTGCTGAAGGCAGCCATTGCGGTTCCCTAATACTTCGCCGGGCTGTCGCTCTGGGTTGCCGACAGAAACGACGAGTTGACCGGATCGGTCGCATCAATCCGCCACTTGCGGCCCTGATTGCCGCTGATGCCGCAGCGGCTAAGTGTAATGCGGGTCGTCTTCGAGACGCCCTGGCGGCCGAGGCTGCGCAGGATCGGGTTGCCCCACGACAGGCCGCCGTCGTCGCTCCAACTGATCGCCACCCTCGGCTCGATCACATTGGGCGGCGCAGTGACATCGGTAACGAGGCCCCCGGCTGTCCATGCGTGAGCAAAAGCACTCCCCTGCAACTCGATATGCGTCGCATCGATAACGGTTACCGGCCATGTGCCGTTGGCCTCCGTGGTGCCGCCGACACCGCTTACGATCACGGTGTCGTTGGTGTTGACTTGCTGGGTCTGGTCGACCGTCAGCCGCACCACGCCCATGGTTCCGGCCGCCGCGCCGGTCACCTTCATGGTGATGGCCCGCGTTATCTGTCCGGAGCCCGTGGAGAATTGAAAATCGGCGCGCGCGACGCGGAGGCGGTTGGGAAAATTCGCGACCGGTGCGCTTTCCAGGCGCGCCAGCATCGGAGCGCCCAGCTCGGTGCGGTTGGTGTCGTCGATGTAGCAGAGCGTGCCCGACTGGACATCACCGAGCAGCCACTTGCCGAAGGCCGGATGACCTCCGGTGCCGCGCCAGCGGCCCTGGGTGCCGAACTGCGAGAGCGACCAGCGCTCGTTCCATGACTGGGTGCTCAGGTTGAATTCCCACGTCCACGCCGGCGACGACAGCACCCAGAATTTCTTGCCGGCAAACATATAGACGGAAGCTTCGAGAGTGTTGCTACCAAGCTTGTGCTGGGCCTCGATCAGGCGATCCAGATCGGGCGGTGAAATCTTTTGCGGCTGCAGGCCTCCAGAGGTGAGTTCCCACACCCCGAAATCCTGCGCCACCCAGGACAGATCATCGAATCCGGTTTCCCAGCCGGCAATAGCGTTCGCCTGCAGCAATCCGAACGGCAGCACGACCTGGCGGGCATAGGGAAAGTTGGGGTAGACGTTGGCGACATCCTGCCAGACCTCGCAATGGCCGGTGGTGAACAGGTACAGCGACCCGGAAAAGGCAACACCTCGCAACAGGGTCACGTCGGCACGTGACTGCACGGTCGCGAACGTCAGCGCGTTCCAACCCTTGTTAGGGTCGACGATAATCGAGTTGATCGGCGAGGCGAACACTCGCCCGTCGCTGATGGTGAGGAAAAAGTAACCGTCCTGAAAGCAGATCGAATTGGCCTGGGGAACGATGCCGCCAGTGTTCAGTGCGGCCGGAGCGCCGCCGGTTGAAAGCGTATAGGCCCCGTTGTCGATGTCGACGGCGACAACATCGGGAACGACGTTCTGGTTTCTGGCGATCGACACCTTTTTGGTGCCGGGGAAGCTGCCGGGGGTGCCGAGCAGCGCGACGCTTCCATTGATGTCGACCGTTGCCGCCTGGCCTGCCCAGACCTCATAGGACAGGTTGTTGACGATGAGTCCGCCGCGATATCCCGACTGGGTGGTGGCGGCGTGCTGGGACAGGCCTGGCTGGCGATGGTAGGCCGCGGGCGACGGGCCGCCTGGGCCGATCGGCTCGGCGCTGCAATTGACGAGCCGCCCCGCGCTTTCCTGGCTGGTGTTGCCGGGAAAGGTGCTCAGCGGGAAGTTAATGGGAAAAGGGCCGCGCATTTAAAAATACTGGACTCGTAAAGCTTCATAGGTCGGCCGACCACGCATGATTTGCTTGATGGCCATGGCGCCGGAGCCGCTGCCGGGCGGCACGCCGAGGCCTCGCTGCATCAATTGGGCGAACTCGTCGCCGAGCTTTCCCCAGCCGTTCGCCAGCTCACCGGCGATGATGTCGGCGAGCGGCGATATCAGCGCACCAGGGATGGCGTTGGAATCGGCGATGTAGCAGATGTCGAGCCCGGCCAATTCTCGCAGGATCGGATCGATGGAGTTCGTCACGCTGGCCACGTCCTCGACGTTCGGTATCTGCCCGATCGCGAGCGCGCCCAGGTTTCCGAGTACCGCGTTGACGAGGTCGGTTTGGGTGCGGAACGCGCCGGGCATGTCAGGCCGCCTGTCGTTTTAGTTCCAGGTGCCTCGCCTCGAACAGCGGGCGCAAGTAGCTGACATCGTCTTCACCGACGCCACAGCGCTCGCGCAGCGTCTCTTCGGTGTTCCAGCGCTCGGCCAGTTCGTCGGGATCGTCGATCGACGCGATCCAGGCAAGCGCGTGGGCGCGGTAATCCTCGGAGGTTTTTGGCCGCGCGGGCCGGCCCGGCTTGCGTGCGACAGCCTGGGGCTCGCCCTCGACCACAAAGAACGGGTTGGTTTTGGCGACCTCCGCCATCGTTACGCGCCGGGTGACGGTTTTGAGCAATAAGCGCTGGGTCACCGGGTCGACCGAGCGCTCAGCTTCGTCGATGTCATAGGCGTGTTTTACCGGGTCGAGGTCGACCGGCATGTTGGCCTGGAACGTGACACCGTTCCATGTGAGCGAGGACGGATGATGCTGCCCGTCATCGGGCGGCACGTAAGTCACTTTGGTCATGCGGGCCTCACGAAATCACGGCCGAACGCCAATCGAGCGTCGTTAGTTGGTTGGTGGAATTCAGCACGGGCACGAAAAGGCCGCTCGCCCCCGCAGCGACGGAGATCGCCGCATTGGCACTGCCGTTGTTTTTTTCGCCAACCGCGGGATACACATTGAGTGCAACCGCCGTATCATTGACCAGCATGATGACCTCGTTGGCCTCGCCGCTCAGAATGCTCGGCAATATGAAACTGCCGGTGGATACGCCCTTGGTGCAGCGACATACCGCATTGTTGAGACGTGTTGCGGTCGCCTGGGCGGCGGCCGGGCCGGCAACCAATTCCACCGACTGACGGGAGCCGACGGCGAGGACAAACAGCACCGCCTGATTAGTGACCGACATGGGTTCTCTCCTGAGAAAAGGCGGCGCGACCGCACGGGTGTGGCTCTGCACAGCCGCGCCGGAGGTGACCGGACCCGCATGAACAAAGGCCCGGCCGGGAGGAAGTTCAGCAGCCGGGCGCCGTCGCGCCGGTTGGCACCGCTGTACAGGCGCCGTCGTTGGGCAGGATAAATTCCAGCACATATACGGAAGCGCCCGCGGTCGGCGCCAAGACGCCGATCGTTGCATAGATATCAAACCCGCCCTGCGCTCCGGTTTGTGCGATGCCGTTGCCGGTCGCGGCAATGCCGAGGTTGGCCGCGACGATGGTCAAAGTCGCAGCGCCGCCGACTGCTGCCGGAGCAGCCGCCGCAACGAGCTGGGCGCCGCCTGACGTGGTGCCGATGGCGACGGTCGTGGTTGCGGTCCATCCCGTCAGGGTTTGGGCATAGCCGCGCACGATGAACGCATTGTACGGGACCGCGCCGACCTTGAACGAGCATGTATTGGCGACAGCGACGCATGAGTTGAAGTTGACGCTGAACCGCAGATAGGTGGTTTGCTGATCGGTGAAGAACCGCGGCGACGCCGAACGCTGGGCAAACACCGGCACGGTGACGAGCGCCAGAAGGCCGAGCACAGCAAGGCCCGACGCCAGGCTTGCGCCGATATGGCGCATGAGTTTTGTCATCGACATGATGGAGATCCTTGTTGAGATGAGGAGGAACCGGGCGGCGACGGCATGTATCGCCGCCCGGTCGGAGCCAACTACAGGGACATGAGTTGGCTGCTAGGCGTCAGTCGACGACGCGAAGTAACCTGTAAACACCCCCCAGTCTTTATAATTCCCCGCCGGGTTGAGCTTGGCGATCTTCTTCATGCCGTAGGCCATCATGATGCCAACCCCGCGGTAGAATTGGTAATCATCCTCTTTCAAGAACGTGGGCGTCGGCATACGGCCCCAGCACCAGGCCATGGCGGATTGCCCGCACAGGAACACCGGAGCGATCTGGGTGGTGCCGCCGGCGCCGGCCGTCTGGTAGGTCACCGGCAGCCGGATATCCATCTCGGGAATTTCCCGGATGATGAGGCCCTGATAGAGCAGGTCACCGTCTTGGAACAACGGATTGGAATCGAGCCCGTCGCCCTCGCGCGGACGCGCCTGCGTGTTGGCGGTGATGATCGTGGTGTCGTTCTGCAGGTCACGGAAGCAATTCGAGCCCGCAAACACCACGAAGTATTCCCGGCCATTTTTCAGCTTGTAGGGCCGGATACGCGGGTTTGCCTTGCGGGCGAGCCGCTTCATTTTCATCAGCGACGCCGCTGAGAGCGTCATCGCCGAGGTGACGTTGGCCGCCCCGGTAGCCCACACCGTCGAGTAGTTGCCGGCATTGCCGCCGAACAGCACACGATCGCCGTTGTCGGTCACCCAGGTGTTGCGCTGCCCCGCCGTGGCGGCATCGAAGAACGCGCCGTTGACGCGCTGGCCGCTGGCCGAGCCGAGGCCGGCCGGGGCGGTCGAGGCGAGCGGCACCGCATTGAACGTGTCGATGATCTCGTCACGCTGCAATTCCTTGCCCCAGTCCTCAAGCAGCGGGCGAGCCTGGCCGAACAGGTCGATCGAGCTTTTCTGCTCTTCGGAGCGGGGAATGCGAACGGCGTTCCGCGCCCAGTCGATCCAGAGACGATCGCCGTAGTTGTCGATGTTCTCTTCGTTGCCGACCAGCGTACCGGTGGCGACCGGGTTGTTCTTGAGACGGGCAATCAGCGGGATGTTGATCTGTTCGCCGCCTTTCTTGAGGTCGTTGATGATGCGAATGATCGCGGTCATCTCCGAGCCGATGTAGGGCGAGAACAGGTTTTGGCGGATATATTCCCGCGTGATCTCCTTACGAAATACGATGAGTTTGTTATTGGACTGGACAGTCGTGACGGCCATGGCCATCCCCCTTCGGGTATGGCCCCAGCACTTTTAGCGGCGTCGAGCGTCAGGGCCTCATTGCGTAGGCGAAGACCGACTTGTCGGAGTCGTCATAGAGGTCGGGATTCGATGCGTGCATCGATCCCGAGCCACTGGCTCCGTTCAAAGATTTCGGTAATCGCGTCGAGGTTCGGGGACGCCCACCATCGCCCCGGACAGCTTCGCCGCGCATATCGCTGAGGATCTGCTTGCGAAACTCCGGGTCGGACATGATCTCGCGGGCGACGCGCTGCCGGTAGGCAGCCGGATCGCCGGCGCTTTCGCGGAGGATTTTCTGCTCGCCATACCAGCGCATCAGCGACTTGCCTGGATTGGGCGCGTCCCAGATGCGTTGCACGACGGCTCGCGCCATCGGGTCGCCTGGATTGAGCGAGGTCAACGACCTGTATGCCGCAACGAACTCATCGCCGTGCTCCTCATGAGCCTCGGCGAGAGCGGAGTTGACGTGACGGGCGGTGATCTCCTGCGTGATTTGCGCACGCTGATTGGCCGCCCAGGCCTCCGGATCTGACCATACGTCGGGCTGCGCCGGTTCCGGCTGAGGAGGCTGTCGCTGCTGTTGCTGCTGGTTGAGCAGATGAGCCTGGAAGGCGGTGATCTGGGCACGAAGCGCGTCGCGCTCCTGCTCGATGGCCTGACGGCGAAGGGTTTCCTCGCGCAGACGGCTCGACGGCACCGGACCTTGCGGCTCGGGCGCCTCCTCGTCTGTTGCGGAAACCGCATCGGGATCGTCGGGCTCGTCCTCGCCGGTCTCTTCGCCGTCGCCACCGTCGTCAGGCTCCTCGCCGGACTCGTCGTCCTGCTCGGTTTCGCCGGGGACGTCGTCCATCTCCTCGAGGGAGGTGTCGCCGTCGTTCTCGGCCTCGTCCTGACTAATGGCGTCGTCGAAGATTTCCTGCTCGGTGCCGGCAATGGCATCAGCAATGATGTCTTCCTCGGTGGGAAGCGGTGTAGCCATGGTGAATGTCCTTGGGATTGCCCGTTACGTCAGGCGGCGGCGGCCTGTTTCGGCGGCGCGTCCGTGCAAGCCTGTGTCGGCGGCTCGTCCGTGGCGGATTTCAACGGCCCATCCACTGAGACCTGGCCGGATGTCGCCCCGGCCGGCGAACTAATTAAATCTGCAGGTGCTGACGTAGAGGTTCATCGACCCTTGAGTGAGGGCGACGAGGTTTGCTCCAGTAGAGATGGCCTCGAAGTATATGGGCGTGTAGCTAGCCCAAGCTCCGCAGAAGCCGTCATCGATGACGCGGGTTGCCCTTGCTAGGCTCGTCCCCAAGTCGGCATCCAGAAGACCGAACTGAGCGGTTGCCGCCAAACTGAACTGCTTCACAAGGTCCTGCGCCGTTATCGAGCTGCCAAGCCGGCCGTTAATTGTCGCAATGGCTCCTCCGGAGAACGCCTGCGTTATGTCTGCGATCACGCCGATGATCTTGGTCCGCGGGGGGCAGTTGAACACCAGGATGTTGTTGGTTGAGGCATTTGTATTGATGGCTGTATACGGAATTGTGACGAGATGGCATGCATTCGACATAAGCCCCAGCGAAGAGACTGCGATGCTGGCCGGCAGCGTGTCGATGTTGAGGGCAGTCGTCGTGACCTGAAGATGCGCTTGCGTGATTGGGTATTTTCCACCGTCACCAAAGTCATTGATCTGTGTTACGAACCATTTTCTGGTAACCGTGGTATCGTCGTACTTGAAAGCGGTCCCAGTTCCATCATAGAAAACCGGAAAGCGTTTGGAGCCATTCATCCAGTAGTTGCCAACACTGAACACGCTACTGGGGACTGTTGGTCCATTCGGGAAGAAGTTGGAGATATCGGATACCTGCACAGATGGTGACAGGCCAACCATGGGTCCGCTGTTGGCAAAATTAAACCACTTGTTGCCAATCAAGTTCAGCGAACCGCCCCACACGATGACGTGCCCATCAGGTGGAATACCAGACTGGTAAGAGCACTCCTCGATCGTTGCCCCAACCGCATTGTTCCCATTCGTGCCGACGAGGAAGCGCTGTCCGTGGCCTTCCGTCTCCGCTGAGACGATGTGAAGATTGGATGGTGCGTTGGCCAATATGTCCGCAATCACGCTTCCGGCGAACGTCGGATATAAAAGCTCGCAGCTTCCCGAGAAAGCCTCTCCCCCTATGCCGTACTGCGTTTCCAGGAACTGACAATTGTTGAGGTAATAATTCTTGATATTGCCCCCGACAATCGTTCTCATTCCGGCGTACGGGTACAATTGCCTTAAGCTGTTTCCTACTTGATTGGTGGTAGTATTGATGATGCCAGAGGGGCTTACGTTGCCAATGATGGTGTGGCTTCCGGCCTGCGTTCCGGTGAAGTTGATGCCGCCACTGCCTGGGGTCGATACGACCTGGAAGGAGTTGGCCGTGAAGTTGGTTGTGCTGACGTAGTAGACGGTGTTTAACGAGAGCAGAGACGGAAGATTTCCTGTGGTCTTTGAGAAGATGAGCGGTGTCCCGATGGACAGTCCATGTGCCGCCCAGTGCACCACGCCTGGACTTGCATTAGGCGTGAGAGAGGAGAAGGTATCCGTCTGACTATTGTACGGGGATGTGGACAAATTGTAGGTGTTGGCGGTCAAGGGAAATACGTGGTACGAGAACTCCTGACTTAACAGGGGTGACGGCAGTGTTCCGCCGTTAGAATTAAGCTTCAAGGCCGTCCCGACTTTGATATTGTGCCCCGTATCCGTAACTATGCACGGAGAGGCATTAGAAATAGATACTACGGCACTGCTCTCAAACCCGATAAAGTTGCAGTCCTCGCAGATGATGTCGGCCGCCTGCACTGTGGCGGAGAGCCAATTGCCGACATAGAACCCGGTGCTCTTGCCATCCACGAAAGGAGGTGGAATAGAAAAGTTGCAACGCAGGAACTTATTCGCATTCGTCGGCGGTCCGCCTCCGACCTGCTCTCCGATGGAATGACTGTAGATGCAATCGGCCGTGAACGTGGTGGAGCTGGTGATGGCCTTGACATAGACGACCTCGAACCTGGTCGTCCCCGGACTTATGCCGAGCGCGGCCCCCACCTGCACAACCGATGTAGAACTTACGTTGAATGTCTGCGCCGTCCCAGCGCTGACAGGAGATGTGGTGATGTGATCCGTATATGTGTTATCGGAATTGTAATGCAACAGATTGACGAGGTTACCGGGGCCCGTGGTCCCGTTGAAGTTAACCTCCTCGATAAGTGAATTATTCGCCCCATAGAGCATGAACATGGTCGGATAGTTGTCCGATGATGCCCATACAAACTGGGTGGAGGAACCGGCCTGCGCCCCCACGGACTGCCCCACGATATGAAGTGAACTGCCGGTCGTTCCGCAATATATAACCGGAGAATGAAGATAAATGCTCCTCGGTGGGAGGATTAATGCTGCGGTGAGATTGCCACCATTCGAAATTGTTGCAGAATTTTGGAATGGCAGAAGCGCGTTCATCATATGGACGCTATCGTCTGTGCCATCGGCCACAACCCCCGCCACCATGGCGTTCCAGCCAGTGGCCTCCGGGATGTACTGCCATATGGCGCCACCGGCATCCGTCACCGCATAGGTCGGAAAAGGCGCCGGACCACCAACCCGGTAATAGAACGCTCCACCGCCATCGCCGCGCGTTGCGTAGCCTCCGGTCTGAACAATGTTGGAGGATGCTGGAACGTGCGCGGAAGCTAATGAGTTAGCACCGTGCGCGGTATCATAGACGACCGCAGTTCCGGCACCTGTGCCGCCACCAAGATCGGACACCGGAACCGACACGAATTGGCCGGATGCGGAGTCCCAGACTAGGACATAGCCCGCCGCGGGCGGCGTCGAGACGGCGAATCTCGACACGTCATAGCCAACAGTCCATATCCCGCTATCTTTGTCGATCGATATCGGTCCCGAACCCCTCACCTGGGCAGGGAATGGAAATGCGGCATTGACGCGAATGTTGGCTGGCAGGCTTACCATTGGAATTCCTCAGTCAACCAGCCAGCCGGTTCCGCTCACACAGAACAGCCTGCCCAGATTGGTGCCACCGCTGACGTAGGACGCGCGATAGGTGGCCGTGGTGATATCGCTCGCGACGACCGTAAAGCCGTTGGTGGCGGCGTTGCATGTCGGCACCGGCGTTCCGGCGGCACTGTAGATCGTGCCGGGAGCGCTCGGATTGCATGGCGTCGCGACGTTGCCGCTGATGCACATGGTGACAAAGCCCGGCACCGTCGCGCCGCCCGCCGTAGGGAAAGTGTTTTGCGCGGTGGCTGGCACGGTAGCCGCAAGCGCAAGCAACGCACCAGCGGCCACGGCTCGCAGAGCGGCAGGCATTCTCGTCAGCATGGCGCTGCTACTCCTGCGGTGAGGCACATCCGCACACGGCCGTCCACGGTCTGGCCACCCGCCGTGACAAACCGGCTATCCGGGCCGCCGGTCACGCTGCCGCTGCACGGCACCGCCTTGCCGGCGGTGATGCACATGACGACGATGCCGGGGACGATCTGGCCGCCGGGCGCCACGAATGATGATTGCGCGAAGGCCGGCGCGCACATCAGGATCAGCGCGGCGAGCGTCTTCATGCCGAGGCCTTTGCCTTCGGCCGCGCTGCCGCCTCTTTGCGCTTGGCGGCGTGCTGGGCCATGGATGTCTTGTGCTGTTCCTGCAGCTCGCGCATGCGGAAGGCGTGCTCCTGGCGCGTTTGCTCCATTTCGAGCATCAGTTTTTGCCGTTCCGTCTCGGCGCGCATCGCCTCGATCCGCATGTCGGCCACATGCTGCTCGCGGGCGCGCTCGGCGTCCTGCTGGCGGGCGAGCGCGTCCTGCTGAGCGTTGGCGATCTCGGCCTGGGCCTGCGTCTGCTTTGCCTGGAGGTCGAACTGGGATTTCTGCTGGTCGGCCTGCGCCTTTTGCTGCATCGTTTGCATGTCGACCTGAGATTTTTGCTGCGCCGTCTGGGCTTTCAACTGCTCGACCTGCATCTTGGGATCGGGCTGCTGGGCCTGCTGGGCCAGCTCCTGCTGCAATTGCGCCTTCATGCTCGCCGGCATCGGCATAAACTTGAGCTTGATCTGCCACGGAATGTTCGGATCATCCTTGATCAGCTCATACGCGTCTTGCATGAGATTCGCGGTGTCCGGTCCCTCGTCCATGATGATGTCGACATCGATCGCGCCGACCATGTTCTCGATGACGGGCTGGCCCCACTGGTTCATGCCGAGGGCATTGATCTGCAGGAACTGGGCAATCTCCTGATCGCCGGAATTCACCCGGATGTAGCGGTCGGCTTTCCAATTGTGCTGGATCGCCGACCAGACGGCGCGGTAAACGCGAAGCTTCCAAGACTTGTAATTGCGTAGGAACGTGCCGAGGTCGGCGCTGGCGGCCTTCTGCAGGCGGTCGATCGCAACGCCAGAGTGCTCGCCCTGCTCGGCCGCGGTGAGGCGGTCCGGCATGATGTTTGCGAAATTTGTAATTTTGGCGCGGGCGTCCTGCATCAGCGCCAGGTGGGCCTGCAGGTCTTCGTCTTTCTGCTTTTCGGCGGGGGGCTCAAAGCCCTTATTAAACTCAATGACGCCATCCGGACGTGCGGCTTCACGCCGAGTCGTCTCCACATCGTCCACAGCGCCCTTTTCGACCGTAAGACGCGTTGTAGACGAGATATAGAGCGCCTTACTTCGGCGCTGGTTAACCTCGTCCTGTGG